GTTGAGAGGTGATACAGAGTTTAAAGCATCTGAAATTGCAAAGCTAGTAGAACTATTAAAGTTATCTAGCAAAGAAACTAAAGAAATTTTTTTTAAATGAAATAGTGAATTAAATTCACTAAAAGGCAAAGGGTGTTCCAAATGAGATTAGCACAAGTTACTATCAACCAATTAAAATTTCAAATGGCAAACAGACTAAAAACAAGATTATTAACAGATGTTATCGCTAAATTCCATACAGAATGTAACATGGGAGATTTCTTTATTGAGCAATTTCCGTGTGAATATCAACAAGCATTATGGCACTATGAACATTTGTTAGAAACAATGGATGTACCAGATTTAATTGGTGAGTGCAGAAAGTTGGAACGTGAATTTGCAAATACGTTTTATTTAGACACAAGCAAGAAAACACGCATGATGAGATTGAAAACAGTTTAGGTGGTGAGAAGTGAAAGAGGTTGAAAGTTTAGTTTACACAGTATCAGATGTAGCGAAACTTTTTAAATGCACAGAAACAAGTGTATATAACATGAGAAACCAAGGCATACTTCATCAAATAAAAGGACTAACTGGAGTTAGGTTCAGCAAAAAGGAAGTTGAAAGCCTTATAGGACTAGATGATGAATATACACCAATGGCATATAGAAAGTTGAAAGCAGAGGTTGATAGCTTACGAGAAGAAAACAAATACCTAAAAAATGAAATAAAAAAAATCACTAGCCAAATGCTAGTGATCGTAAGAGAGGAGTTATAGATATGTTTATTAACAATCGATTTAATGAAGCCATCGCCTGTGCTGGTATGAAAATTAGAGAAGAACACTATGACTACATCGAAACAATATTTGATGAAATCACACCTTATGGTTGGGAATGTCATTGTGAAAATGCTAGAAAACTTGAAGATGAAAATACATCTGATGTTCTACGCAGACATTACGGAAAAGTTGGTACTCACGATAGAGTATATGGTTTTTGTTATAACCCAATTCAATAAGGAGAATTAAATGATTAAGTTGTGTTATTGGCTTAGAGCAATTTCAGCAGTAATAGCCGTTGGTGCTATGGGAAGTTTGCAACTAGATACCATCGATTGGTGGACATGGTTTTGTCAAACAATGCTTGGAGTTGTTACATGGATATTAGTAGGTTATTGGATAGATGATATTAAATACTATTCAAATAAAAAAGTCCGCTAGTGAAAAGTGTAGAAGAAGTTTAGCGGACTTTGTAGAGAGTATGTGAAATATCTCTACTTATATTTTATCACAGATATAGGGAGAAACAAATGCCAAGTTTATATGAACTAAATAAAGATTATAAAGAGTTACAAGCAATGTTAGAGGTGGCTGAAACCGAAGAGGATATGCAAGCCATACAAGATACTTTGGATATGTTAGATTGCAGTATCGATGAAAAAATCGAAAATACTGCAATGTTTATCCGTAACATCAAAGGTGATATTCAAGCGTTTAAGGATGAGTCAAAACGGCTAAGTGCTAAAGCTAAGACCTTAGAAAACATGACTGAACGATTGAAAAATAACATTGATCACGTAATGAAAGAAAACCAACTAACAGAAAAAAAAGTTGGACAATTCAAATGCTACTACAAAGAAAGCGAAACAGTAGAGATTGATAACTTGGATGCACTACCTGATGAGTTTAGAAAAGTAACAATCGCAGCTGATAAGGTGGCAATCAAAAAAGCTATCAAGAACGAACAAGAAGTAGCTGGTGCAAGAATTGAAAAACACATGAACTTGCAGATTGGATAGGTGCGAATAATGAAAAGATACGAGAGATTAATAAGCATTAGAAAAGTATATGGCATAAATCAAGATGTGATGGCTGACATTATAAAAAAGAGTAGTGTTTCATACTGCCACAAAGAAATAGGTAAAAAGCCGTTTACTATAGATGAATGCTTTTTGATAACTGATGCGTTATCAAATTATGCAAAAAAACCTTTGACAGTTGATGAAATCTTTAAACGATATTGAGTAGGTGAAACATGGAGAACATAGAAAAAATAACTGATAGCCAAGTAGTTTTAAATCAAAGGGTTGGCGATATTCAACATAAGTTGAAAGCACCTAAAGGGCAATATAACTCATTTGGTAAATACAACTACCGCAGTTGTGAGGATATTTTAGAAAGTGTTAAACCATTGTTGAAAGAACATAACTTAGCACTTCTCATTGATGATGAAATTGTACAAATTGGTGAGCGATACTATGTAAAAGCTACCGCAAAAATTACTGATGGCAGAGAGTGTGTAAGTGCGACTGCATATGCAAGAGAGCCTGATACAAAAAAAGGTATGGATGAAAGCCAAATTACAGGTGCTACATCATCTTATGCTAGAAAGTACGCACTCAATGCGTTGTTATGCATCGATGATACGAAAGATGCTGACACAATGGACAATAGCAAAAAGCCAGTACAACAAACACAAGAAACTGTGTATAACTGGCAAACTCTAAAAGCTAGAGCCACACAAGGTGGTATTAGCGAAGAAGATTTAGTCCATTATGTAACGGAAACATTAAAGGTTAAGAAACCATCTGAACTAACACAAGAACACTACCAACAAGCGTTTAATTGGGTGAATGCTCAAAGGTATGCTAAGCGATGAAATGGACAACAACTAACGTAGGACTGTTAAGAGGTCCACTAGGTGTAATGGTAGTAATACCAGCACCACATGACAATGATCTAAACAAGCTAGATAAAGACAAAGAATACGTGATAGAGATTAAAAAGAAATCAAAATCACGCAGTATGAACGCTAATGCTTATTGCTGGGTTCTATGTCAAAAGATAGCGGAAGAATTAAGTAAGACTGGTTATATATCAAAAGAGGATGTGTACCGAAAAGCAATAAAAGACTGTAGTCATTTCACGTATGTTCCAGTCCGAGAGGATGCAGTTGAACGCTACATAACAATATGGCAAGCACATGGCATCGGATGGATAGCAGAAGATGCTGGCGAGTGTAAAAACCTAAAAGGTTATCACAACATCATGTGCTACCACGGTTCATCAGTATATACAACTGCAGAAATGGCACGATTGATTGATTGTCTAACAGATGAATGTGAACAACTAGGTATCAAGTTAGAACCTAGTGAGTATATTCAATCACTCATAGAGGGGTGGGAGAGTGAACAAAAGAAAACGTGAAGATGAAAAACTACTAAAACAGAATAGACCTAAAGTGCTTGAACGTGATAATTACTCATGCGTGTTATGTGGCGGTCATGAGGGTATAGCGATACATCACATTGTGTTCCGTTCACAATTAGGTAAAAGCACAATGGATAACTTAGCTTGCTTATGTGTTCATTGCCACGTACCAATAGCACATGGGGTATTTGCTAAAGAGGTTAGAAAGCGATTACAAGAAATTGTTAAGGAAAGGAATGATAGATATGAAGAAACACAAAATTGAAGAGTATGAAAAGTTGGATATGGTAAGAGCCTTGATTAGTGCAAGAATTGATTATTACCAACAAAAGCAAGGCGATAAAACATTCCATCAAGACATTATCGAAGAGTTGGAGTGTATCAACTCAGTTGTATATGCTGGTCTAAATTCCTTTTTGCGTAAAGTGGTTAATGAAACGCTTGATAAGGAATAGTCTATGGCAGAGCCTAAAAGATACTTTTGGTTGAAGTTGCACAAAGACTTTTTCCAAAGGAAAGAAATTAAAAGATTAAGAAAGATTGCTGGTGGTGATACCTATACAATTATCTATCTCAAAATGTTACTACGTTCAATCATGAGCGATGGGAAATTATATTTTGATGGTTTAGAAGATGATTTCTCATCAGAGTTAGCACTAGATCTTGATGAAAACGAAGAAAATGTACAAATCACAGTACAGTACCTACTTAAAAGTGGACTGCTTGAAATGTGTTCTGATGAAGAATACTACTTACCTGATGCAAAAGATAACACAGGTACTGAAACCGCAGTAGCTAGTAGGGTTCGTAGACATAGAGAAAAGCAAAAAGCGTTACATTGTAACGCAGATGTAACGCAAATGAAACAACTGTGTAACGGAGAGAAAGAGAAAGAGAAAGAGAAAGATAGAGAGATAGAGAAAGAGAAAGATAGAGAGATAGATAGTAGTGCAAGCACTACAACAAAACGCAAGCGTTTTGAAAAACCTACTCTATCTGAAATTAAAGAATACTG